AGGGTACATTGAGAAGATGACCAAGGCTGGAAAAGTCGTCCAAAGATCTGAGGGCAAAATGCCGGTCAATGGTGAAACGGCTGCGTACACAGTGACAAAATCACAAGTGGTCGCGCACCCGCGCACCGTCATCCAGATATCTATGGTCTAAATCTCAGCGTGATGGGCATCCCATGGGTGTTCATTGCGATGCGATTTGCATCAAACATAAAGGAAAAAAACTATGGAACGAGAACAAATAGCAGCGATTCTGATCGAGGCAAACGAAAATGGGCGCGCAGCCGCAACCGAAACCGAATTGCACATGGTCAGAGCAGTAGATCAGGACGGACGGGTTTCCAATCCATTCCCAATTTGCGGATTCGCCTCAGTCAGAGTCAAAGGCCTGCGCGGCAAGGTACTGGGTGAATTCAAACAACGAGGCTTCGAGAAAAGCATGATGGGCGGACAGTCCTTATGGGTGGGCGATTACCACCAGTCGTTTGATATGAAGTCGGCCTATGCGAGAGCATATGCCCAGACGTTAACCCGCCATGGGTTTAGCGCATGGGCTGAGTCGCGATTAGATTAGATTCCAGCGTGATAGCCATCCATTGGGTGGCTATTGCGATGCAATCTAGCATCGAAACCAAAAGGAAAAACGAGATGGACTACAAAAAATTTAACGGCACTAGCTATCGCGGCTGTTTCAAAATGCCTTATGCCAAACTGGTCGAGGCGATAGGTGAACCAAATCTAATCGGCGACGGGTACAAAACCGACGTGGAATGGGGCTTCGAGCGCGATGGAGTCGTGGCCACAATCTACAATTGGAAAAATGGCCCGAACTACATAGGCCTCGGCACTGTCGAAGACATCGACGATTGGAATGTAGGCGGACACAGCCTTGATGCAATGGACGTTGTCAGCGCGTTGTTGATGCAGCGATAAACCAAACGGGGGCGAAAGCCCCCAAACCAAAACCAAAAGGAAAAGACCCATGGCAAACCCATTCGGAAAAACCAGAGATGTTGAACAGCCATACGCCAGATATGTTGGCTATCAGCGCGAACTAGGACCCATCGAGATTCGCGTGCTCAAACGATACAAGGGGTCCGTCGAGGCCGAGCAAAAGAACCAGCATTCGAGATGGTTCACCGCAGCCAAATCGGATGCGACATATGGAAGCTGGGAATACGGTGACCAATACGCCGGGATGATTCAGTCCTGCTACAAGCTTTTGGACGCCGAGCCTGAATGGCTGGAACAATACCAATCATAATCAACTGGGGGCTGCGGCCCCCATTTTTTTGCGGGATCCGATTGGCCTGGGCCCGCCAGGTCCGGCCAGGCTCGAGCAGGGTAGGCCGCGGTCCCAGCAGGCCGCAGGCACTCGAGGCCGCAGGCCGCAACAAAATATATATAAATGCCAAGAGGCCGCAAGCAGCGCGGGCCGCAAGCGGGCCCGACCTGGTCTGCCCTAACCCGCCATGGCCGCAAGTAGCCGGACCAGCCCAGAAAAAAATCGAAATTTTTGTCCCAATTCCCTGGCATTTCGCGCTATAATCGGGACAACGGCATAGCAATATGCCCGTAAACAAAAGGACACAAAAGGATGAAAGTATCAGAAGCACGCGCCGCCGTGGGCGGACTGTCTCAGACCAGCAAGATGCCTTGCAAGTCGTGGGGTATTAGCGCCAAGGCATGCAAGACCGGCAGCAAACTCGCCAAGGTAGAGGGCACCGTTTGCCATGGCTGCTATGCACTGAAGGGCGCATATGTTTGGCCGGTAGTCGAAAAGGCACACGCTAAACGGCTGGACGCAATCTATACGGCTGGCTGGGTCGATGCCATGGTCACAGCGATTAATGGCGACAAGTATTTCCGATGGTTTGACAGCGGCGATATTCAAAGCGACGAACACCTAACCAATATCGTGCGCGTAGCAATCGCCACGCCAAACACCAAGCACTGGCTACCGACCAAAGAATACCTGATGATTTCTCGGTTTATGCGTAAGCACGGAAGCTTCCCGAAGAACTTAGTCGTGCGCGTATCGTCGCCAAACATCGACCAAGCGCCGGTCAAACACTACCGGCACACAAGCACAGTTCACACCGGCAAGCCATTCGGGCGCGAGTGCATCGCACACAAGCAAGACAACGAATGCAAAGATTGCCGCGCATGCTGGAATCCACGAATCAAAAATATCAGTTACAAGTACCACTAAGGAGACGCCACCATGGCTATATATTGGAAACATCAACTACACGCGGACGCAATTTTTACTTTCGCAAACCACGAGCAAGAGCAAGGCACTTGTAGGTTCAGGCTAGACGTAAACGAGTCAGAAGACCGAGTCATTTACCACATCATCCAATCGATGTTTGATATCAACATCGTGGACGAGCTAGAACTAATGAGCGATATCGTAAAGGTATCGTTCTGCTTTGCTCACTCGCCACCATACCCGCGCAAGATTAGCGCAAAAGAAGACGAAGAAGTTTGGAAGCTTCCCGTGATGAAAGCTTTCTTAGCGCGCAACGGCAAGTATTACTTTGACGAGGAACAGCGCGACGAGGTCGAGTCATCCATCAAGGGACTGCTGGACTGCTGGCGGGAGGAGATATGCTAAAGACATATATCGTCACCGTGGACATCAAAGAAAGCCACACATACGAGGTCGAAGCCAACAGCAGGGAAGAGGCATACGAAAAAATGCACGGCGCCCTTTTGACTGAACCGGCCAAGCCATTGGACTGGGATACTGAGGAGCCGATACCTGGCGTCGAGTATGGCGATTGCGAAGTCTGGGAACAATCAGTCTCGGACTACATCCAAGAAGTGGGGGAGGGGGAGTAAACCCCCTGGTCCCTCGGGCCCGCCTTGAGCATGCATATACTATCAAGGCCGCAAGTCGCAAGCCGCAGGTCGCAAGCTTTCCCCGCGATCCGCGGATCAAACAAGGCCGCAAGCCGCAAGCCCGCAAGCACACTCGGACCTGCATTATAAAAAACGAAAAAGGCCGCAAGCCCTCAGGCGAAAACACAGGATCGCACAAGGCCGCAAGGCCTCACCCCTCCCCTACCCCCTAGTCGGGCGCGAAAAGCTCTCAAATCAAACGCTAGACCCCTTGTATGAGGGGGCGGGAGCGATTCCCCCTACCCTTTCCCTGCAAATACAAACATTTTTCTAACATATGCTTGGTTTTGCTTGCAAAATAACGTCAACGCACTATTATTGATAACGCTAAAGCAAACAAAAGGAGACTGCTAATGGCATACCGAGACAACAATCCCTTCGCCCCGAAGGATATCGACCCTACCCTCGCCTCATTTGGTGAACGCTCTGACGTATCACTGAAAGGATTGGTAACCAACCAACACTTCTCAGAAGAAACCATCTGCTTCAAGGCGACGGTTTACATTCGCAACAAGCGGATGTTCTGTGCTGAGAACAGTGGCAATGGTGAAGCTAATCACTACATGCCACTGAAGAATCAATCACGCGAAGACTTCGATAAGGCGATCAAGGTTGCGCGTCATGAGGCAAGCGAATACATGCTGGCCAAGTACCGCAACGAAGAAGAAGAGTTGATGAAAGATTTCATCAAGGATTCGATTGACCGCTACGCCAACACTGACAGCACTGCGCTGTTGGACTGGTTGGTCACTGACCTGATCAACGAGCGTCATGCGCTGAAGGAACTGCGCTCACTGCTCAAGCGCAAGATCACTATCTACGATCCTGCAAAAAATGAGGTGTCTTCATGGCCTTCGACTGCCAAGCCGACTGAAGAAAACGTGGAGCGATACAAGGCTTACTTCGTTCTGACCAATCCCGTGAAAGGTTCCATGGATTGGAAGTGGATGAACCTCATCCCCGAAGCCGAAGCGTACAAGTATTGGAGGACTGCACGATGAAAGGAATGATTCTGCAAACTGAAGATTGGTTAGAGATGATGAGTGATTTAGCCGTCATCTTGGCTGATGAATACGGAGATGGTCTTGACGTTGTGGTGGATGAGAACGGTGACGAGTACTACACCGACGAGTCTCAAGATCGTTTCAACAGTTACACCGACGAGGCTGAGAACATCATGGTTCGCCTTCGCATATTGCCAGCTAATTGGGAGAAGTCATGAGTTCCATAGACAATAAGACTTCCTGTGACCGCTGCGGCGAGTACAACCATGAGCGCAGCATGGTGTTTCACGGCAGCGACTTCGTATGCATTGGATGCAGTGATGATCTTGATGAATTGGAGGAGATGTACGGTCAGACAAAGGAGCAAAGGCTCAGCCATCTTGATGGTCTATCTGACGAGGAACTAGCCATGCAGCCCAACGCTCCTGAAGACGAGACGTTTGTTGTTGAGGAAGACATCTTCTTCGCCTGCGACGAGTGCGGCACGATGACTGCTGAGCACATGCTTGCGCCCATCAAGGTCAAAACGGGCATTCGTAACCACTGCCCGATGTGCTACAGCGAATGCTACGAAGACCCTCGTAACATCTTGACTGACTACACGATCAGTTACGTTGAGGTAATCAAGCATGAAGTGAAGGTTGAAGCCATGAGCCGTGCCCAAGCGGAGCGAATCGTTCTATCAGAAAAGCATGGGATAGAGCGCAAGACTCGTTTGCCTAGGGTGATTGGCAAGTCGATCACAAGAGATGGCTCATGAGAGTCCTTGATCTGTTCTCTGGTATCGGTGGGTTCTCACTTGGATTGGAGGCAGCAGGTATGACCACTGTTGCCTTCTGTGAGCGTGACCCGTATGGCACTGCAATTCTCAACAAGCATTGGCCTGACGTGCCTGTGCATAGTGATGTAAGGAATCTAGATGGAAAAAAATATGCCGGATCAATTGACGTTGTTTGCGGGGGATTCCCTTGCCAACCATTTTCAGTCGCAGGAAAGCAGCGGGGCAAAGACGATGACCGTCACCTCTGGCCGGAAATGTTACGAGTCATCCGTGAATCCAAGCCACGCTGGGTTATTGGAGAGAACGTTTCTGGGTTCGTCCGCATGGCACTCGACGATGTGTCACTTGACTTGGAGAACGAAGGCTACGAAGTCAGGCCGTTTGTACTACCAGCTTGTGCCGTCGATGCGAGACACCGAAGAGACAGAGTCTTCATCATCGCCTACAGAAAGCAATCTGTGGGCGACACCAAGCACGATGGATTACCTGCCTCAGAGATCGCCAGAGGCGCTAGACAAGCTGAAGCAAGGTCAACGCAAGGGTCGATCAAGGCCGTCGAATCTGAGGGAGCAGGTAGACCCTCAGACCATGGAGCGATGGTTGTGGCCGACACCCACGGTGAACGGCAACTACAACGCCAAAGGTGCAAGCAAGAAGTCGGGCGATGGTCTGGCGACGGCGGTGAAGAAGGAGGGGTTGTGGCCAACGCCACTGACGCGGGACTACAAGGGCGGGAGATCGCCGGAGACGTTGAAGGCGAAGGGTCGTACACCGACCAACAGTTTGCCGGATTCGGTTACGCATCAGGAAGGGCAGAGTGGACCTCTGAACCCGCAGTGGGTCGAATGGCTCATGGGGTTCCCAATCGGGTGGACAGAATCAAAGCCTTAGGCAATGCGGTTGTCCCCCAATTAATTCAAATCATTGGCGAGTTGGTACTCGCTGCGGACAAAGACATATACGGAGATATGCGATGACAAACTTTAGAATCATTTTTGTTGACGGTAGGGATGACTTGGTTATCCCATGCCCAACCAACTACGGCAACTACTGGGTCGTGTTCCAGTATCTATCTGAGTTGCTACGCACCAGATGCATCCACGAGGATGAGATCAAGCATGTGACCACGACTCAGCTACCGACTACTGAGGACGCATAGTCATGTCTGATCTGCTCACATCAACGGAGCCGTACTTCAAAGAGACTCGTGGTGGAATGAGAACCAACTCATCCACCATGCACCAGCACAAGGTTGAGCGTGAGTTCACTTGTGCGTGGTGCGGTGAGAAGTTCATGAGCATCCAACCATCGGCCAAGTATTGCAGTGCGGCTCATCGCCATGCTGCTTTCAGGTCCGTACCAAGGCTTGGCAAGCCCAAGGTGATAACGCGGCTGAAGAGGAGAGGGAAGGGCTATCGTCCACCGCTTGCGCTGATCCGTCAAAAATCCTGATCTAGGCCATCCTGGAATTCCTCATCTTCGAGTTCATCCTCAAGATCGAGGGGTTCCTCACCCTCAAGCTCCTCATCCACCATGGCTTCATCCGCAAGCTCACCCTCAACCACCACACCTGCACGCTCAGCTAGGACAGGCGCAAGTTGATTCTTGTCTATCAGTTGCTGCAGCCGAGACTCAACTTCTGCTCTGTCCATCTGGTCGATGCGTCCGTGCTTGATCTCTTTCTTATCCACCATCAGGCCCGCAAGTTTTGCTCTGCCGAGTTCTGCTGATACCGCTGCACCATAAGACCCGTCTTCAACAGCAGCATCTCTGATCATCTGTAGGTCACGAGCAACCTTATCGAAAGTGATCTCAAACTTTTTCTGCTGTGCCTCCTGGAGTTCACGAATCTTGGTTTGCACATGCGCGTATCTCGGATCATTCAAAAGTATGGAAGCTGCTCTTGCTGGACCTGCATACCCTGCTCTGTGTGCTGACTCTGTGTTAGTCAGATCGTGATACACATAGTGCTGAATAAACGCCTGTTGTTTCTTCGTAAACACAGGCTCTTTGAACTCACTAATCGCATGTCGTTTTGTGCTGTTGATCATATCGACTGATTCGCTTTTTCCCATGCCTGCTATCCTACAAAAAAAAATTTTTCTTTTCTTCCCCCCCTCTTCAAAGAAGGGAGTAAGGGGTTATCCCGTAGGGGAGATATTTATATCTCTCTCCCCTTCTTTAGAAGTGCACCTCGTGCACCTTGCAGTGCCCTTTAAAATCAATGACTTAGGTGGGGGTAGGTGCAAGGTGCACGGCACTGCACGCTGCACCTCGTGCACCTACCTCAGTTTCCTTATAAATCAATGACTTAACCCACTTATCCACAGGGGTAGGTGCAAAATGAAAACACCCCCTTGCACCTACCTCATTTGGGTAAAACGGCTGTTCCGCCGACCTCGAAACTACTTTAAGTTTCACTCGTAAGTTATACAATCTTGCCGCCCCTATGTGAAATCGTAGTACGTTCTGTCTTGTGTTTTAAGGGGCCCTTCGTTGGGCTTTCGCTCTGCCACCGGCACCGATATTGAGATGCGTTTTGTCTTAGGTAATGCCCTGTGCATGATGCCCTTGGGTATGTACAGCAGGTCGCCCATAGTTAGATCAATCGACGTGAAGTCACCTTCATCGTTCTCAAAACTGTTCGATATGTCCCAGCTAACATCCCCTTCGGCATGAACCAAGAAGTTATCGTCATAATCTATGTGAAACGGGAAGGTGGGCGACCCGTGATTGTGTCCGCTGCAATAGAAGTGCGCGTCCGCTGCGCCCATGTAGTACCGCTCAATTGCGCCAGCAATCATGCTTATGCGCGGGGTGAGCAGTGATGCTTTTGTCATAATCAGGGAAGCGCCTTCCATCCAGAGGTCATACAAGTACTTCTTC